CGTCAAGATGGAGATCCGGGCCTACAATAACCGCCCCGTTTCCAATGTGCGCATTATCAGTGCCGACTATGACGGCCGTCTGGAGCTTGTTCAGCTGCCCGATGAATTGGACAAAGCGCACAAGGCGGATGCCGCCAACTGGTTCCGCGGCAACTGCTATCTGGAAGCTTACAACAGCCCCTATGACTGCACAGGGCAGGAGTTCACGAATTGGTTCTATCTGTTCCGGCGGCGCGGTCACTGGTTTGCATATCACTCGGTTAGCCGAGATGTTTAAGGAGGAAGTACAATGACGGACGAAAAAGCTATCGAAAAGATGCTCTATGACCAGCAGCAGGGCTGGCCGCTGTGCCCCCGCTGCGGCGAGAGGATGCCGGACAAACTGACCCACGGAGCACTGAGCCGCCACGCCAAGGGCGTGTACATCTGTGAGGCTTGCGGCACCGATGAAGCCCTCCGGGACTGGACCGGGAACGTCAAACCGCTGTCCGACTGGGTGCTGGTTCGCGTATACAATGGAGATTTATGGAGAGAGGCGAAGCAAAATGAGCAAAGTTGAAAAATTCGGTCCGAGGTTGAAAACGCTTATTGATGAAAAAGGGATTACCGTGCGTTCGCTGGCAAAGGACTTGAATGTATCGGTGGGTGTCCTGTCAGATTGGCAAAACGGAAACAAAACTCCAAGAGGAGATTCCATTATGAAACTCACGGAATATTTCGGCGTCACCGCCGATTATCTACTGGGTCTGACCGATGCAAGCACGATAGATACCGATATTAGAATTTCGTGTGACACTACCCGTCTTTCCGAAAAGGCAGTCAAGATACTTTCCAGCATGGAAAAGTCAGACGTTGAAAAGCTGTCCAAGTTGATTGAATTCTACAACACCATCCGATAAACAAAAAATCCCCCTCCACTTTGCCTACACATACCCCGCGAGGTTCGCAGGGCTTCGACAAAGCAGAGGGGGATTTTTGCGCGCTGCCGGAGCAGCCAAGTGTAAAATCAAGAGTGGACCATGCTGGGCCACTCTCTACAAAAGCAGAAGCTTTTCAAGTGCCTCTATTTTACACGGCACTCATGTAGCAGTCAAGACTTTTTACCAAGTGCTGCGGTCATAACATCAAAGGCGTGTTCGATGACGGCATCAAGCACCTCGTCGGTGATAGCCCAGCGGATAGCCGCCGGGCACTTGGCGCGGAGAACCGCGAACACCTGCTTCTTCTTTTTGGCACCCTGCCCGCTGCCCATGATGGACCGTTCGGCTTTTTCGACCAGCTCCAGCGCCAGATCCTTGACGGTGGCCTTGTAGCCCAGCCGGATGCCACCGACTGCCAAAGCGATAAAGCCCGCCAGCATCAGGACGATGGCGACGGGAGCGGGAATAAAGTTCAGCATAGCTTCCATGATATTGCCTCCTATAAGTATCAGCGGCGCGGGGAGCCACCCCTGCGCCGTTTTGTCGTGTTGGTTATATCAGATGTTTCACAGGTACTTGGAAGCCCCGGAAATGGCCTTCCAGCTGGCGGGGCCGCAGATGCCGTCCACAGCCAGCCCATGCGCCTCCTGTGCTTTCAGCAGAGCGTTCTCTGTGCCCTCGCCGAAAATGCCGTCCGGGGTCAGCCCCAGCAGCCGCTGGAGCATCTTCGTGGCCGCCCGGTTTGCATCCCCGGTGCAGCCCCGGCGGATGGTCGGCAGAATGAACTTCTGGTAGGTGGTGCTGGGGTAGTGCTTCGGGGCATCGCACAGCCACGTTGCCTTTGCATCGCGGGTGTCGGTGTGCACGATAGCGCAGCCGTCATACCAGTAGATGCCCACCGCCTTGAAATACTGGGCGGCGATGATACCCAAGGCCACAGGATTGATGCTGCGGTCTACAAGCCGCCAATCCGCAGCCATACCATAGCGGTGCTTGCTGCCAGGGCTGCCGCCGACTGCCGCATTATGCGAGAGGCAGCGGTATCCGCTGGTCACCTTGATGGCCTTGCCCAGCTTGTCCCGGATGGCCTGAAGTTTTTCGACCAGCTCCGAATCGACCATCTGGCGGCTGCATCCACAGGGGCACTTGAAGTCCTTGCGGGTGAAGTTCTTGCTCAGGGCAGATGTGTCGCTGGCCTGATAGACGATGACTCTCATGTAGAAAACCTCCTTCAAGAGAAGTCGTGCTTTTGAAGCCGCTCGTTGTACACCCGCTTGATATTCGCTACCGCACAGATGCAGCGGTTGTTTTTGTAGTTGGGGTGACTGCGGCAGTAGTCCTCATAGGCATCAATGATGGCCAAAGTCTCGATAAAATGCTCCCTCGTGTGGTGCTTATCGTCAATCAGTTCGTCATTGAAGCGCAGAATCTGGGTGCGAAGAAGGTTCGCATTCCGCTCATCATCGACCCGGATGTGTTCATCCAGCTTCTTTTGAGTTTCCTGCTGCTTCTCCAACACCTCGGCGTTAAGAGCGTGCCCGATCCATTTGACAATGGCCGACCACGGATTCAGTTTGATGGGGGCGATCTGGACCAGCGTAAGGAGGACTATCAGCGTCCCGCCCCCCGCCGTCAGTATTTCTTGGATACTCATTGTGTCCTCCTGCACAAAAAAGGCAGCCACACCCCGGCGGGTGAAGCTGCCTTTTGATTTTATTCTGCTGCATCCAGCATATCTGAGTGGCGAACCAGAACGTAGTCCTCAAGAATCTGATTTCGCAGGGCATCGTTGTTGCAGCCCTGCATCAAGCCCAGATAGCTCTGAATCACGCTCAGGGCGTACTCAAGTGGAACCTCACCGCGGCCATAGGCCTCTCGAACATATCTCAGGTGCTTCTTCATACCGAGAGAGGTCTGCCGCCGCAGTTCAATTTTTTCAGGGGAAATTTTGCGGCCAACGAACTCGACCGCATGGCCGAGAGGAATAACGGCAGTTTTGTTGTTGAGCTGCAATCCGAGATTTTCACGGAGATATCCGTCAATCTCTTCCACGGCCTCCCAAGCTGCCTTTTTCCCATCGACCAGCAGAAGCATATCATCCATAAACCGAGCATAGTACGGAACGTGCATTGTGCGCTTGATGTAGTGATCCAGAGGCGTGAGAACAACATTTCCAGTCATCTGGCTTATGATTGACCCGCACTGCATCCCAACACCGGATATGCGTTCAGCCGTTGTTACGTCGGTGCAGTCAACAGGAAGCCCCAACGGACGACCATCCGCCCGGACGGCCGTTTCGAGAAACCACACCATATCTGGGTCATCCAGCGGGCGAGTAAGTTCTCGCAGCTGAACATCAACAGGAATCCGAAAGAAGAATTTGGCAATG